TCGGCAGCTTTCAGCGCATCCGCCAGCGAACGCTGATAAATCGAGTTGCCCCAGATCGGGCTTTTCTGGATGCCGGCGAAATCGACCAGCTTCACGCGGCCGCTGATGTAGGCGCCGGCGCCGGCCTTGCCCAACACCTTCTCCCATACATCGAGCGATTGCGCGGCAAACCAGTCCTCGCCGCTCTCAACACCATCCTCACCCACGCTGGTTTCCTGCCAGCCACGATTGCCATACCCCAGCTCGGCCCAGGTCTTCGTAACCGGCAGCGGGGTGCAGCGGCCATTGGGATGATCATCGAGCGTTTCCTCCAGCGGGTGAAACGTGCCGTGCATGGCCAGGCAGCCGGCGCACGTGCGGCTGTTGCGCGCGCTCAGCCAGATCCAGCCTTTCACCACGTCGCTGTTGCGCTGGTAATTGGCGTGATGGGCGGCGCGGTAGGCGCGCATCATCTCCGTGCGCGCAATCCGGATCGCGTTGGCCAACCCGCCGCCGGCCGACCTGGTCATCCGCCGTCCCACGGCGCGCGGGTTCTCGCCGGTGGCCAGGCCGACCACCAGGGCCTTTCGTATTTCCGCGGAAATGCTCGGGGGCAGTGCGGCAAACAGACCGGCAACAGGCGAGCCGGGCACAAGTGCGGCCAGCAGTTCGTTGATCGCGTCGACGGGCAGGATGTCGAAGGCGCCGACCACGCTCGACGATTGGCCGGGCGGCGTGGTGAGATAGCTCAACTCGCTGCGCACGGCGTCGCCGGCGATGCGCACAGCGGACACGCGCAGGGCATCCGTTTCAATGGCAGCGGTATCAGCCCACTCGGTGAATTGCTGCTGCGCCTGCAGCAGCAGCGCGCGAATGCGCGCCTCCTGGAAGAGCGCTGATTGCGTGACCGCCTCGCCGGCGGCGCGCTTGCGCTCGATGTCCAGCCACGCCCCTTCAGCCTGGGCAGCCAGTGCAGTGGCGATCTCGGCATAGCTGTCGATCATGCGCGTCAGCGCGCCGGCCTCACGCGCTTCGAGCGCCGCCATCCATTCACGCTTGATGCGCAGCAGTTCACTCAAGCTCATGTGTGATCACAGGTTATCGATTCAACAGCGCCGTCGCATCGCCTTCGTCTACGGGTTGACCCCCCAGGAGCCGGGCGGCTGCGCCGGCGGCCAGCAGTGGGTTCGGTGGCTCATCCGCCTTCCATTTGTCCCACTGCTTGAAGTCTTCTTCGGTGTAACCGGCCTCGATCTGCAATTGCCGATCGGGCACGCCGAACGACTGCTTGAGTTGCAGGTCCTGCAGCATCTCGGTGGGATCCGCCGGCAGCACTGGCCGGCGCTTGAAGGTGAAGTCGAAGTCGCCGGTGTCATACGCGCCAATGTTCTGGAAGATGCCAGCGTTCGCGCCCATGGTGAGCGCCATTTGCACGGCACGAATGATGGCCGCCTCCCCGTTCCCCCGGCCTTCCTCGGCACGCGAAACAGCCCCCGACAGGATGCGACGGATGGCCACGCCGCTGGTTTGCCCGAATTCCTTGATGCGATAGAACAAGAGTTCGGGCAGGTCGCTTTCAAGCTCAGCCATCATCGCGTTGAGGATGCTCAGCGCCGCCGCATATTGCAGGTTGGGCACCAGGCTCTTCATGTCGCTATTGCCCGGCAGATAGAAGATCTCATCGTCGCCGATTGAAACCTTGCCTTGCTGCTCCGCGTCGACAGCGGTCGAGCCGCCCACCTTCGGCGCCGGCAACGGGCGGCCTTTGTCGTCGACGCCGCCGGCGGTGATCGCCCAGGTGTTTTTGTTGTTGCGAAAGAGCATCTGGTGCAGACGCGTGGCCATGCGATTGGCTTCATCGATCTTGTCGATCTGCTGGGCAAACACGCCGGCGCCCCACTTCTCGCCGATATCGCGGAAGGGCGCGTGCACGACCGGCACAAAGTCGATGCCCATCGTCTCGAAAGGCTGGATGAGGATCGGATCACCGATCTGGTCGAGGGGCGCATCATCACGCTCATGCTCGTAGATGCGCATCTCCATGGTGTCTTTGTCCCACACCTCCGTGCGCGTGTATTGCACGGCCTTGTCTCCCATTTGCCGGATCTGGGGCGTGTCAATCCGGCAGAACGTCAGGAAGCCTCGCTCGTCCGCATCGAAGCTGTTGATGTATTCCGGCTCGATGAGCTGCAGGTAGGGTCGGTTGTCGAAACGTTGCGCGACCTTGATGAAGACGTTGCCATACAGCGGCAGCCAGCGCGCCATCGTCTGCTTTTTGATCGCCCAATTCGACCAGGTGAAGACTTGGTAGATGGCGTCCTTCAGCGCGTCGGATGCGTCGCTGACCGGCAGGCCGTCGTCGAGCGAGCCGGGCCAAAGCGTGGCGGGATAGAACTCGACCACCCGTGACGCCGGGTTTCGAATGGGCTTGAGCGCCTCGTTCCACACGCCGGCCTTGCGCAAGGCATACGCCACATCGTCATACAGCGCGTTGTTGAGGTAATACGCTTTGAGCAGCCGGAAGTAGGTGCGCGAGTTGGCGCTGAGCGCCGGCGCAGTGCTCGATGGCGTGCCGGGCCGGCGCTGGGCCCGGATGTTGCGCAGCGCACTGAAGACACGATCAATGAGATTCATGAGTAAGCCTCCGTCGTGGCCGGCTGCTGGCGCGCACGCCACCCCTCGGCCAAAAGGTTTTCGGTATACAAAATGAGCTGGCTGAACGCGTCCACCTGGTCCATGAACTCCGAACCGGGGAACGTGAAAAGTTCGTCCTCAAAATCCACCAGCCACGGCACCTGTTCGCCTGGCGCCGGCAGCAGCACGCACCCATTCAGGCACCACACGCCGGCCTGTGATGCACGCGTTTCTTTGTCCCCGTCTGGCTGGAATGCGATGAGCAGCGGGCGGAGCCAGTTCTCGGCAGCCGACATCAAGGTTTGATATGCGGACGTGCCGGTTGATTTGTCTTCGATGATCACGCCGCGCAGCCGGCCGTCATTGTTGAACCGGCGCGCCTGAGCCGTGATCGTCTCGGGCAGATCGGGGAATTGCATGCGGTCGCGCCACACGTGGCGGATGAGCAGCCGGTAATCGCTGAGCAGCTCGCCAACAACGCTGGCGGTGAATGCGTTGTCCTGCTTGTCTTTGGATGCGGTGTCAAACGAGATCCAGCGCGCAACCACCTGCGAGGCGATTTGCACGCTGCCGGCGTCGAAGCGGTTGTGCCGGAACCATTCGCGCTTGAAGACTGTGCCTTCCGGCGCCGTGGGCGAGCCTTGATATGTGGCGCGCCACACCTGGGGCAGCGTGGTGGCCTGCAGTTCCAGCACTTCGGCCAATGCTTTGTGCTCTGGCCATAGCGCCGGCCCGTTGGTATGCAGCAGGTAGCGTGTTTGCGTCGGCATGGCTGTATATACAAATCAATTCAGTTGAAAGCCCGATGGAGGCGTCGGCGCGCGCGGGAAGACCAGATCGGGGCCAAACATATAGATGTCACAAACGTGCTTCCATCCAAAGGAGTAGTGCCACCAGATGGCTTGCACCCGCCAATAATTCGGGAGCCACCACTCCCGATGGCTCATGCGCACAAACATGAAGCTATTTGCCATGGTCAACAACTCTCCAGCCGGCCTGCCCGCATGAAGCCATGCCACCCTGGCTTGTAACCTAGGATCGGCAGGCGGTGAATCGACGGCGAAATCGTCGGTGCATCGCGATCGCCATCCCACTCCCACCAGGCTTGAACGCTGTCAACTGGCGCAATCGGCAGCCGGCTCATGGTGCCGCTTGGAGAGCCGTCAGGCGTGCGGATCCAGATCGCCGAAAGTTCGCCTTCAGGCGAGAGCGCCCAGTCCCCCACCGTGCCGAGGTTAAGTAGATCGGCCACGCTGTCATATTGCCGGCCCTGCGCGCTGTCACTGTTGTAGTTGGTCATCATCTTTATCCATTTACACATCAGCCTGCGCCACTGGCTCGCCGAGGCGCTCATACGGCCAATCGTCGGGATAGGTCAGGTTGGCATACACGTTTTCACTGTCGCTCAAGATGGGCATGTGGCAGACCACCCACCCGCCCTCTCGGCGCGCCTTTGCATACAGGTCTTCGTGATGCCAGGCATTGCCGATCAGGATCGCGCGGCCAATGCCAGCCTTGCGCCGGCTCAAGAGCGAGTTGTGCATCCACAGCTCGACGAACTGGCGCTGGTGCGCCGTGCGCGAGTTGTCGAAGTCGAGCAGGTCGTCACCGATCACCAGGTCGGCACGCGAGCCGATGATGGAGCCGCCAGTGCCGTATGCAGCGATGGTGGGATGCAGCCGGCCGGCGCGGGGCACACCGCCTGGCGCGACCGACCATTCCAGCGTCGACCATTTCAGACCTTCACCCGCTTTGATCGGCAGCACGTCGGGGAAGGTTTGTTGCCAGCTCTGCGTTTCCACCATTGCGCGGAGTGACACCGAGCGCTTCTCGGCGATGCTGCCGGACGCCGAACCGATGATGACCGAGCGCTCTGGGAAGAAGCCGATGTGGCAACCGGCATACGCGCTGATCAGCCACGTGGTCTTGGCGCTTTCAGGCGGGGCGATAAAGAGCAGCTTGCGGATGCGCTCGTCGCAGGCAAGCTTGAGCCACAGCCAGTGGTGTGCCGCCGGCAGGAGTGGCCGGCTGCCATCGTCAGCCAGATGCAGCGCAGCATACGCAATCACGGCTTCAGGCGTGATGCGGCCGGCAACTTTCGCGCGCCGGATCACCTCACGCAGGCCGGCCCGGATCGCTCGCGTATGCCCCTCCGCCTGGCGCCGAAAGTCCAAGGACGATGCTGGCGGCGCCAACGAGCTGGGTGAGATATTGATTGAGTTCATCATCTGTCTTGTCGCTCAAGTCCACATCGATGACCGCGATTGCGCCGCTCACCTTCTGGTGCTCGGTTTCCAGGCCGGCGGCGAGCCGCGTGAGCTTGGAGCCGGCCTCCGCCATGCGCGCAAGAGACGATGGCGTCACCGTGTCAAACGTCGCATCAACGAGCTCCTCGGCGCGCCGCTGCAGTTCCTCGCCCAGCGTGTAATCTCGCTCGCGAATGGCCGCGCGCCGGCGTTCCCACTTCTCCGCCTCGTCCGCGATCGCGCGCTGGCGCGCCTCTTCACGCACGGCAGCGTTGTGATCGTCAAAGGCCTTTGCGCGCTCAACCCAGTTGAATTTCGAAGCCCACACCGACCATTGACCCGATGCCTTGTCAGGCCGGCGCGCGCCCGCTTTGCGGCCTCTTTTCTTCCGCGCGCTTTTTTGCTCTTTGTCCCAGTGCGCAAGGTAGGCAGCATCGATGGTGCGCTCGACCGCCGGCATGTCGCGATATCGCTCAAACGCGCGAAATGCCTCGGTTGGCTCGCTAGACCACCGCAGCCATGGATGTTTACCTACACTCATAAAACTTAAATCGTATACGCTTATACTATTTATGGCGCCGGCAAGTGAGCGTGTTCGTTGGGCGGCTTCGCAGGTGGTGTGTGGTGCAACTGCCAGAAAGCTCGCTGCACACGCCGGGAAGACACCTGCGAACGCACTGCCGCGCTGCGCACGCTCGCTTGCTCACGCTTCAGCCAGGATCCTGAAGTAGCGGATCCACTGCTCGCCGCCTGTTTTGAACCAGCATTCGACGCGATACCCCCTGCCCGCTAATGGCACTTGAATCAGTGGTGTGGTGAAAAGCGAACTGGCGATCGTAGGCGTGCCATCAAGAACCCCATTTGCGTTGCTGATATCCGCTTCAGTGCTCTCGTCGAACACCTTCACAACAGGATCTGTTGCAGACAAGCCGGCTGCAAGCTGCACCGTATGAGCGCGTTTCTCGCGCACCGATTGCTTAATAGGGCTGTTTTCCAGTTCACGGGTGTTGCTCATTTCATCCTCAATGCACGCATGTCTCGTTGTGCAAGCAATTCCGACGATCTCATCGCCAATGCCCTCTGATCATTCATGATGAACGTCGCCACAATGTCGCTTGTTGTGCCTGTGGCAACCGCGATCAACACGCCCAACATGATGCTGGCTACACCAACGACTTCGATGTTGCCGGCGGCTGTGGTGGTCAACGCACCGAGTGTGACATCAACTTCTCCCTCGATCAGTGACGGGTCGCTCTCGGCCGTGGCCACCAGTGTCAGCGCGCCGAGTGTGGCAGTCACCTCACCCTGCACACCCACCCCGCCGGCTGCGGTAGCGATCAGCGTGCCGAGCGTCACACTCACAACGCCGGCGATGGCGACATTGCCCTCTGCCGACGTGGTGAGCGCGCCAAGCGTGGCGTTCACCTGGCTGTCGATGGAGGAACTGCCGGCGGCTGCAACCGTCAGCGCGCCGAGTGTGTTGTTTGCCTGCCCTTCGACGGTGGAGTTGCCGGCAGCGGCACTGGTCAGCTCGCCCAGCGTGGCGTCCAGCGAGCCTGTGATGGTGCCGTCCTGGACTTCACCCGTCGCCACCAGTGTCAGCTCACCCAGCGTGGCAGATACAACGCCATCAATCGATGAGATCGCCGCGCCGGCGGCTGTCAATGCACCCAGCGTGATGCTGGCCTGGCCCTCGATGAGCGCATTGCCGGCGCTCGATGCGGTCAGCGCACCGAGCGTGGCGTTCACCTGGCCGTCGATGGAGGATCCGCCCTCGATGGTGGCCGTCAGCGCGCCAAGCGTCATATTCACGTCGCCGGCGATGGCGACATTGCCCTCTGCCGACGTGGTCAGCACACCGAGCGTGGCGTTCACATGGCCATCGATCGAGGATGCGCCGGCGGCTGCAACCGTCAACGCGCCGAGTGTGATGCTGGCCTGGCCTTCAACGGTGGAGTTGCCGGCGGCTGCACTGGTCAGTGCACCCAGCGTGGCGTTCACAACGCCGGCGATGGCGGTGACAGCAGTCGCGGAGGCTGTCAGCGCGCCGAGCGTGATGCTGGCTTGGCCGTCAATCGACGAGCTGCCGGCGGCCGTGGTGGCGAGCGCACCCAGCGTGGCGTTCGCCTGTCCATCGACGGTGGAGTTGCCGGTGGCTGAACTGGTCAGCGCGCCCAGCGTGGCATTGAGTGTTGCCTCTGCCGCACTCGACCCGGGCTTGATCGCGAGTGCGACAGTCGCCCAGTGACGCGATGAGCCTTGCGCAAAAACAACATTCCCGCCATACCATCCGGCGGTTGGCATCACCTGCGAACAAATCCGCCAGCCTCGGCTTGTGCCGTTCCCGTTCGATATATCCGTCCACCCCGATGGCAAAGACGGGATGTTGCTCGTGCTGTCTACACCGACGATGATGACGAACAGCGCGTCGTCGGTGTTGGTCGTGACACCATAGGCGGAAATTTGTTCCGACAGGCCGGTGTTGGATAACACCGTCGCGTCACTCCACGACGCATCATGCCCCGTGTAACGAACTGTTTGAGCCGAGCCGACGACGCTGCTGCCCAGGGTGTATGTGTAGCTGCCTGCCTCGCTCCCGTCCGCGATGCGTTCATACACCGCGACCAAAAACGAGCCTGTGCCGTTGTCAGCGCGGTGTTTGAGTGTCCAGCCAGTCGGCGGCGTGATGGAAAGGCTGGAGCCAGAATCCAGCATCAGACTCGTCAGCAGCAGGTCGCCGGCCGAGATGCCAGACGGCATCGTGACGCTGGGCGACGATGTGGCCGAGGCGTAGCTGTTCGTGGCGACGGCAGCGGGAGTAGCTGTCAATTAAGCTCCTGAGCGCAGAACTATGCGTTGGCGTCGGTGAGCGTGAACCCGCTGATCGTCACGGGCTGAGTGGTGTTGATGCTCGTGTTGACGAGTGTCATGTCTCCGCCGCCGCCGGTCGTGGTCACCGTGCCCTGCAGGTGGCAGGTGGTGCCGTCACTGGCGAAGAGCCGGAAGAAGTCGGCGACGCCGTCGGCGTTCGCGCTGGTGTCTTCCCATGTGCCGCTCTTGGCCTTGCTGCCGCTCGATGCGGCGGCCATCCAGTCGCTCGGCAATGTCATCTCGACCAGCACGGTGCCGGTGATCGAGGCTGCACAGTTGGCCGGCGCCGCGCCCGACAGGTCGTAGATGCGCAGAATGGCGCCGGTGCCGATCGTGGATTCGATGGCATCCAGGCGCGCGTTTCGGACGTTCGTTGAAAGTTGTATGGCCATAGTTCGTTCTCCTGTCAACGCCGGCGCGTCATGTGGCGCGCCGGCAATGTTTCACCTCGTTGGGCTAGTTGGGCGCAACCACACCTGCACTGGGGTAATCGCGCTGGAAGGCGTTGCGCCCGCTCGTGCTGCTGAATGAGATTTCGGGCAGGGTTGGCGAGACGTTTTGCTCAAGGCAGATCGTGGCGTAGCTCACGCCGTCGATCATGGTGCTGCCCTTGCAGGCGGGGTCGTTGGGGCCGCTCACCGGCGCGCCGGCCTGCGTCGCCCAGTAGATGCCCGTGCGCTGGTTGTCGGCGCGAGTGGTTTTGTAATAGCTGATCTCCAGCCGGCGCGTCGTGCCCTTTGAGCCTGACAAATCCCACTTGCTCACGTCGTAGTCGTTCACGGTTTCGCCCGGCTTGAGATAGGCCACCACACCGC